TTATACTATGGAAGATATGTTATACAAAGCTTCTCATATTAATCATCCATCTACTCGTTGGGTTCGTGAGAATGCAATTCAATATCAGTATGCATACGATATGTTTACTAACTTATGTGATGAGTACACATACAGATATGGTAAGACACACTTGACTGATTCTAAACTTAGATACTCATTAGATGTATTACCTAAGAATATTAAACTAGGTGAATGGTCAGAACCACCTCAGTGTATGCCTGAGGATGTTAAGGTTCCGAATGACAGTCTAAAAGCATACCATAAATACTATGCAGTCTACAAGAAAGATTTTGCAAAATGGACAGATAGACCTGTCCCAACTTTTATGGATTCATATGCCTAGATACGATTTTTATAATGAAGAAACTGGTGAGTTGATTGAATACACAATGTCATGGAGAGACCTTGACGATTTCAAACTAAACAATCCCCACCTTAAACAACAAGTTTCTGCACCACAAATAGTGGGTGGTACTGGTGATCGAGTTAAAACTGATGATGGTTTTAAAGAAGTATTATCTAAAGTAGGTGAAGCTTACAAAGGTTCAGATGTTGATATGAGATACAATGGTGTAGATTCAAAAACTTCTGCAACAAAAAGAATCATCAAAAAACATGCGGACATCCAGTCCAAAGGAAAGAAATTATGACAGAAGTGAGAACGACATTACTAGAGATAACTGATCTAGAAGCTTTAGATTTAAAGACCGAACAGAGAGAAGGTAAAAGATATTACATAGATCAGAAAGGTGAAGCATATCCAAGTGTCACCACTGTAGTTGGTCTAAGGAGTAAAGAACAAATTAAGTTGTGGCGTCAACGAGTAGGTGAAGAAACTGCAAATAAGATTTCTACTACAGCTGCAAAACGAGGAACACAATTCCATCAACATGTTGAAGACTATCTCAGGAAAGAGAAACCCTTCATCGAGTTTGAGAACATCTTACAAGAACAAATGTTCAGTGCAGTAAGACCAGTATTAGATGAGGTCGTACCACTTGCCTTAGAGGCACCGTTGTATTCGACTAATCTTAAGATGGCTGGTCGTGTGGATTGTGTAGGAATGTTCGATGGTAAACTTTGTATTATAGACTTTAAGTCCAGTTCAAAACCCAAAGAAGATTATATGGCAGAGTCTTGGTATATACAAATGACTGCATACTCAATCATGGTCGAGGAATTAACTGGTCATGCAATCGAAGAGTGTGTAGCGATTGTTGCAGTCGAAGGTTCTAATTCATTTCAATTGTTCGTATGTGAACCACAGGATTATGTGGATGATCTAGTTCAGTTGAGAAAACAATACACAAACTTATACGGGATATGATGGTTACTAGAAAAGAATTCAGTGAACAAGTCGAGAGGTTACTTTCAAAAGGTAAAGGAACACCCGATGTAATGTCAGCAATAATAAAGGTATGTGAGGTCAATAAGGTTGAACCCGAAAGTGCAAAGAGATTAATCTCTACACCACTTAAGGAAAAGCTGCAAGCTGAAGCAGAACAACTCAACATGATTAATAGACATACACGAAGTCAGTCAACCTTGACTGGTTTCTTTACGGAGAAAAAATAATGGAAAAAGGTGATGTCGTAACAGTAGTTACAATCAGCGGTGAGTATGTTGGTGTACTCGATTCGTTTGAAGATGCAAGAGTGGTTCTTAATAAACCACGAATGGTTGTTCAATCAGAAAAAGGTATGGGATTTGCACATGGTGTTGCAGTAACAGGTGAAGAGAATCCTGAAGCAGTAACATTCCTCAATGTGGTTTATATTATCCCAACAAATAAAGCAGTAGCAAAAGCACATACAGAAGCAACAACTAGCATTCAGTTAGTTAAGTAATGACGAGTCGTGAAGGATATGATGCATACACTTTATATCTTGGTATAAAGCTACACTTCTATTCTACCGACTACAACTTCATTAAGTATAACGGTAAAGTCAAAGCAGATATAAACTCATTCGTTAAACGAAAAGATAAGTATCACTTTGGTAAGTTATACAAAAAGTATAAACAGAACCTACAGGATTTCTACATTGCAAATCTATCTGTTTATGATCTATGGGCTGGTGATCTTCTAGAGAATGAATGTGAGAAGAGATACATGGAGTGGAAGAAAAGACAACAGAAACTTTCCTACATGTTTGAGACAGAAGTATCAGACCAAATTAGAAAATACAAGATTAATACTTTACTTAAGGTAAACAAGGGACAACACCCTAGATTATTAAAAGCATACTTAGGTAAAGAGATAAGTTTAGAAACACTTTGTATTATGGACGAGATAATCGGATTCAGTTCAGACTGGGAAAAACTAATACAGGAAAAGATTGTTTATCCCGAAGTCCACAACAAGATAAACAAATACAAAGCTTTCTTATCTTACCCACAACAGGAATACAAAACCAAATTAATTGATCTATGCTCCACATAGTAGGTAACGGCCCAAGTCGTAAACAATATGATCTAAACTCTTTAGGAGAGTGGTGGGGATGTAATGGTGTATACAGAGATCATACTCCTGATATACTATTCGTCCACGACATTCCCGTTCAACACCAAGCTGTTGTAGATGGATGTTTAGAGAGAGGAAAGGTCGCGGTCGGAGACTGGAATCATATGGAGATAGATTTGTGGGATGGATTGAAGATGGGATATCCGAATGCAATACACAATCGAACCGAGGACGATACACATTTTGTTGTTCAGGGAGAGGGTGAAGAAGTATATTTCACTAGCTATAATATACCTCTGGGCTGCAACATAATTATGTATAATTATGAGAAGCTCAAGAACACCTTTTGTGGTATTAGTGCATTAGGATATGCAGCTTACAATGGATACAAAGAGATTACTTTAGTAGGGTTTGATGCATTAGACCCTGAGTTAGATTCAGTTGATAATGTCTATCAAGGAACTGAGTTCTATCGCTATAAATACAATGCAAATGATACAGTTAACTACATTCAAAAGATGCAGTTCGTATCGTTGCTTGAAGACCCCTTGTTTGATGATATAAAGGTTTATTTCAAAAACCCTATTGACGATAACAAGGAAGTCATATATAATGAATTATGTTACTATGAAAATAGTAAATGTAAGTGGTCATTAGGTGTGAGTTCACTTCATGACTTTAATAAGATGCTATAAAATGCAATACGATGTATAATACAAGGAGATACTATGTCAACATCATTAGATAAACTACGCGCAGCAATGGAATCTGCGTCTCCAACTCAAGGAGAAAAAAAGTCCTATTCCGATGACAGATTTTGGAAACCCGAACTCGATAAGAGTGGTAACGGGTTTGCGATAATCCGTTTTCTACCAACCCCCGAAGGCGAAGAAATGCCATGGGTCTCATATTGGGATCACGGATTTCAAGGGCCAGGCGGATGGTATATTGAGAAGTCTTTAACGACTCTTAATAAACAAGACCCTGTGTCCGAGTACAATACTCAGTTATGGAATACTGGGATAGAAGCAAACAAAGAGATTGCAAGGAAACAGAAGCGTAGACTTCATTATGTTTCTAATGTCTATGTTGTTTCAGACCCTAAGAATCCCGATAACGAAGGTAAAGTATTCCTTTACAAGTACGGTAAAAAAATCTTTGAACAGTTAAAAGAAGCTATCAGTCCAGCATTTGAGGACGAGAAAGCAATCAATCCTTTTGACTTGAGAGGAGAAGGTGCTAACTTCAAAATCAAAATCAGAAAAGTTGATGGTTATTGGAACTACGACAAATCTGAGTTCGATGGAGCTGCACCACTTTTTGATGACGAAAATCAGTTGAATGATATATATACTTCTGTTCATTCGCTATCAGAAATTATATCATCTGATGAGTTCAAGTCTTATGACGAACTCAAAACTAAACTCGATAGAGTATTAGGACTATCAGGTGGAGTGAGTAATTCTACAGCAGAGTCAGTTGCAGAAGACCAAGAAGAAGTGCCTTGGGCAAATGTAAACACTGCCTCCGTTGCAGATGAACCCGTAATCGCATCTGCAGATGCATCAGTTGGTGAAACTGGTGACGATGCAATGGATTACTTCAAGAAATTAGCTTCGGACAGTTAATTTCGAACTGGGGTTATCGTGTTATATAATGCACCTTTGGTGATACAGACGATAACTCACTTGGGCCGTGGAATGCAATTGGGGGCACCAAGTAAGGGTAAGGGAGACAGCAAAACAAAGCGGGTCTCTCGGTTAAGAACGGGATGCTGTAAGGCGCGGGGTGACTTAACACTTTTTTAATTAAGGAATATTATGCCAAGTGTAAAACCAAGAAAACATCCGAAGAGTAAACATGTCGAACCATTCGACAGGATGTTACGCAGATTTAAGAAACAAGTAGAAAGAGCTGGTATAATTCAGGAATGTAGAGATCGTGAATATTATGTCAAACCTAATCAGAAGAGACATAAGAAGAATCAAGAAATAACAAGACGAAGAAAGATTCAAGCAAAAAGAGACGAACAAGCGTCAATGAGAAAACGATGGGGAGTGCTTAATTGATATTGTGCATTTGTAACAATGTCAGAAGTTCTGAAACCCATAGATACCATCTAATAGGAACCCAGTGTGGGAATTGTATATGTCAAAGGGAAGTAAAAGAAGACCTGAAACGGGAACTCAGTACCAAGATAATTGGGAACGAATCTTTGGCAAACCTGAGCCTAAGATAAAAGAACATAAGAAGACACCTTCACACGGACTTACTCAAGTCCATAAAGACCGAACAAAATATAATCGTAAGAAATTTGATATAGACTTAGAATCCTAAGTCATCGTAGTCATTACCAGCACTTGCAGCTGCTTTTCTATTAATTGCTTGTGGGTCTTCCATTCTAGAATACCCTGAGACATTAGTTTGTGAAACATTTTGGAAGACATTACTCTTAGGGTCTGTATTTCCATACATCTTGTATTCTTCCACTTGAGCTTCTTGTCTTTGTTTCTGTAATTCAAATCTACCCTTTTCAAGTTCCGATGAAGCCATGTCTTGACCTGCTGTGGTCGTGTCTTGCATTCCACTTAACTCAGTTCTGGCGACATCCTCACTACGGTAGATATCCTCGTCTGCATAAGCACCACGGTCAGAGAATTGAGTAAGA